CCTGGGGCTTGCCGTTGGTGCCTGCGAACCAGCGGCGCTGCTCGTGGTAGACGGTGGCGGCCGGGTAGTCGTTGGTGCTTGCGTTGAGCGCAATGATGTTCTCGGGTGGGGACTGGCTGGTGTCGGCCAGCACGTTGTCGTCAACCAGGGAGAGGCTGGGCGTGCTCGCGGTGCCGGAGGCGGCGGAGGTGCCGACGAGCGAGCTCTTGGCGTAGTTGAACGTGGTCGAGTTCTCGACCGTGACCTGGAACAGGCCGTCGAAATGCGTCGTGCCCTCGATCAGCACGCGGTCGCCGGTGGTGTAGCCGTGGGCGGAGCTCGTGACCACGCGCACGCGCTTCAAGCTGAACCGACCGCTGTAGTCGTAGCCCACCGCGCTGCTGATGGTCTTGGGTGTAGCGCCCGAGGGCGTGACCTGGCCGATGTAGCCGTAGATGCCCCCGCGCAGCTTGTAGACGTTGTAACGCGCGGCCCCGTCGACGCCGTCCCAGGTCAGGGTGTTGAAGTTGCCCGCCAGTGTCAGGTTGTTCAACGCGCTCACGCTGGCGCTGACCAGCGACTCGGTGACGCCGTCGGGCTGCACGGCCGTGACCACGTACTTGGTCTGGGTCAGGTTGGTGCTCACGGCCACGGTGGGCGTGGCCACGACGTTGGTGGGCACGCCACTGGGCGGGGCGAACGTGATCGCGGTCAGGGTCCAGTCGGTGGCTCCCCGGCGGGCGAGCTCGCGCGCGGCGTAGCCGGGATGCGTGATGGTGATGATGTCGGCCGACTGCGCGTGGTGCAGGTCGAACAGGTCGGCGCTTTGGTAGGGGGTGGCGATGCTGTAGGGCAGGCCGGTGCCTGGGTCAAGCAGGGTCGCGCCCTCGATGTGGAAGCGGATGTACTCATGCCCGAACTCCAACACGACGGTTTGGGTGGCGCTGAACGCGAACGGGATCAAGCGCACGGCGCGCGTGGAATCCCCCGCCGCCCGGATGAACTCAAAGCCTGGGCGGCGCGCCGCGGGTCCGTGCGGCAGCGTGATGAAGTTGCGGGCGAGGGAGAGCCCGGTCTGGTACTTGGTCAGGTCCAGGCGTCCGGCGAGCTCGGGCGTGATCTCGCCCCCGGCGAACGAGCGGAGCAGGAACTTGGCACTCATGCGCGCACCGCCAGCAAGGTGGGCTGCGGCATGTTGTCGGCGCTCGAGGCGTTGGCCGAGCTGGTGGCCGACAGATCTGCCAGGGCCTGGGCACGCTGGCGCATGGCGTCACCCACGCGCACGCCCTCGTTGCCCTTGATGATGGGTCCGGCCACGTAGGCGGCCAGCAGGTACGACAGCGCGCTGACAAAGCTGGCCGGGAACTTGGTGGTGTCGGTGACGTCCTGCACGTAGACCAGCACCGCGTCGGGCTCGTTGCTGTAGAGCACCTCGCCCTCGACATCGAACGGCGCGCTGTCGCGGTCATCGGTGTGGGGGTAGGCAATGCGGTCCTGGGTGAACACCGTCACGGCGACACTCGGGCGCAGGATGCGCAGCGCGCGCTGGCAGTCGGCGGGTTTGGTGTAGGCGTAGGCCCAGGCGTTGCTGGTGTTGGTGACCTGCGCGAGCAGCTGGCGCTTGAGCGCAAAGGCCCAGTTGCCGGGCTCGAGCATCTCGGTGCGCGCCTGGTCGTAGAACGTCGCGCAGTGGCCCGCCTCGACGCTGCCATCGGGTGGGCTGATGCTCGAGACGCGCGCCTCCGAGCCGATGTGGCTCAGGGCCATGTTGCAAATTTGTACGACTGAGGCCATGGGGGTTCTCCAATGCCAGCGAGTGTAGGTGGCGGTTTCAACACCACGGACACGCAACAAAAAAGGGCACCCGTTGCGCGGGTGCCCTTTCGATGCAATCAGCGACCGCCGATCAGGCCAGGTCGGCCTTTTCGCTGTGGGCCTGGATGAAGGTTTTGTCCTCACCCTTGCTCAGTTGCGACAGCGCTTTAGGCTGCGGGCGCGAGGGCTTGGCAGCACTCACGACCTTGGCCGCTTCAACGCTCTCGGCTTTCACAAACCAGGAGCCCTTGAAGTCGTCAGCCACTTCCAGCTGGTCACCCACGCGAACGCGGGCACCGTTATGGAAGGCTGGCTTGATGGCGGTTACCTTCATGCCAGGCTCCTATTACAGCTGGAACGGCGCGTCAAACGACTTCCAGGTCGCCGGGGCGTTGGTCAGGAAGGCGTTGATCTTGCCTGCCGTCAACGCGGCGGTGCCGACGTTCTGCAGGATGCCGAGGTAGCGCTCGTACTGGCCCTTGGGCAGTGCGACCACAAAGGCTGTGTAGCCTGCCACCAGGGTGGCTTTGGCGATTGCAGCCGACTTGGCGTGCACGGTGGCGCTGCCGTCGACCGCGATGGCGGCCTGGGCGTCGGAGGCGAGCTGGAACTCCACGGTGGCGCTGCCACCCGAAGTCACGGCGGTGTCGACCGTCACGACCAGGTACATGCCTTCAACGTCGTTGATGCCGTCGTTGCCCAAGTCGATCACGTCGCCCACCAGGGCCAAGCCGGTGGCGGCGGTGCTGAGTGCCGTGGCATCAGCGAATTCATTGCGTTCGTCGAGAATCATTTTGATGTCCTTCCAAAGGGATTGAGGGTTAGCCGGGGAAGGGTCGGGGGTGAGCCCCGACCCTCGCCTCGTCTTAGACCACGCGGGTTTCGGTGTTGACCAGGGCGTCGGTGCGACGCACGGGGATGTCGTCGAACGTCATCACGCGCTTGCCTTCGACGGTCTCCCACGACAGGTTGTTGGAGGTGCGCTCCAAGATACCCAGGCGCAGGTTCTCGCGGATGTTGCGTGGCACGTAGAACGCGGCACGACCCTTGCCCAAGGCAGGGATGCGCTCGGTGGCCTTGATCATGGCGGTGATCAGCGCCTTCTGTGCAGTCACAGCACCGGCATCGCCAGCGTTCAACACGCTGAAGTCGATGTTGGCGATGCGCACGAAGTAGCGCCAGTCACGGATGGTCAAGCCGCAGTCCCAGCGGTAGTGGGTGCGGTAGCCTTCCATGCGGCCGCCCGCGCCATCGACGTTCTCGATGGTGACCTGGCCCTTGTCGGTCATCTGCAGACCGCCGATGGAGCCCTTGGGGTAAATGCCGTGGCCGGTGTTGGGACCCCACACGCACAACCAGATCGACATGTTGTCGGAGCCAGTGCCACCGAAGTCGATGATGTTGTCGGAGTTCTGCGCGGACAACGAGTTGAAGCGTGGAGCCAAGCCGGTGAAGGCTTCAGGCTCGGAGCCTTCGTTGCCGTAGAACAGCGTGGAGGCCATCTCCTGGCTCATGCCTTCGATGTGGGCGGCGTCCTCAGACAAGCGGAACGCAGCGCTGTTGCCGTTCAGGTCGGCCAGGGCCTTGTCGACTTCAGCGTAGGCCTCGAGCATACCGGCCGAGTCGGTCACCTGGGCGGTGGTCGACTTGGTGGGCTGCACGCCGCCGTAGAGCTTGCGCCAGGTCGGAGTGGGCAGGCCGGTGCGGATGGTGGTGCGGTGGCCGGTGGGCAGGTTGCCTTCGACGAACGACATGTCCTGCAACACGTCGTTGGACGCGTTCAGGATCTCGACGATCGAGGCGATCTTGCCATCGGGGTCCAGACGCTTGGAGACGTCCAGGAGGGTGGGGTTGTTTGCGGCGAGGGTAGCCATGGTGTGCCTTTCAGTTCATGTTGGGAAACAGTTTTTTGGCCATGTCGGTCTCGGCTCCTTTGGGGCTGCCGGTCACGAAACGGTCTTCGCTGATCGCTTTGCCGACCTTGAACGCCAGCTTCACGACTTCGGGGTGGTTGCCCAGCCCGGTGCTGTTCAACAGCGCCTTCAACTCAGGCGAGCCGAAGGTGTCGATGGCTTTGCGTGCGATGCCCAGGTTCTGATCGAGCTTGTCGCCACCGATCTCTTTGTCGGTCTTGACCTGCTCGGTCCAAGTTTCGACGAGCTGGGCGTGCGCTTCTGCCTGACGGGTGGCCATCTTGGCCCCGATGTCAGCCAGCTTTTGCGCCGCGGCCTGGTCGAGCTTGAGCTCCTTGGCAATCGCGGTGAACTCCTCGGCAGCTGCCGAGTCGAGCTGAACGCCGTCGGGCATCTTGAGCTCGTACGACTCGGGCACCACGGGTTCCGTGGGTTTCGGGTCGGTCGTGCTTGCAGTGGTCGACGTTGCCGTCGTGTCCACCATGCCTGCGGTGCTCGCAGCCGTGCTATCAGTCGTTGTCGGTTCCCCAGCGTCAGTGGAAGGTGTGCTGGTTGCCGCAGTCGTATCAGTCATCTTTGGTCTTTCCGTACTCTTTGAGCACTTTCATGAACCCGTCGGGCGCGGCTTCGAGGAACTCAGCCGTGAGAAACAGGCCGATGTGTCGCTTGCCTTCGTTGAACGCCATGACGCTGCCGCTATGGTTGAACGAGGACCGATACACGCCCGCCTCTTCCAGCAGTCGCATCGAGATGCGGCGACCTTGGGGGTGACCGAGCAACCACCGAAGATCCTCGAGTTCCTTGCGCCTGAGCTCGCGCGCCCCCAGCTCTTCGCTTTCGGCCTCGCGTTCTTGACGTCGCAGATCTGTTGGGTCGTTGATAGTTGCCACGCGGCGATAGTAGTGCCGCGCGTTTAGCTCACGGATACGAGACGATTTCGGCGGCGCGCGCCTCGACCTCGTAGGGGTTGTTGCGGTAGCCGTAGCGCAGCAGCCACCAGCTGTAGCGCAGTGCAAACACCAGTCGCCCATCGTGCTCGATCTGCTGCAGGTGGCACAGCTCGTGGCGGATCAGGCGGGTGTCGTGTTCGTAGCCTGGCAGCACGTAGACCGCATGCCAGAACGAGGCCCAGCCCTCGAACCCGCAGCGGCGCATGTACCAGGCGATCAGGCCGGTGGCGGTGCGTACGGGCGGGGTTTGCATGCCTCAGTCCGCCATGTCCGGGAACATGGTTTTGGCCAGGTCCTTGGGCTCGCCTTCGAGCTCGTATTCCTTTTCTTCCCAGGCCTGGCAGCTGCGCGTGGTGTGGCAGATTAAGTTCAGCTTGTGGCAGTAACCCCGGTGCGCCTGCGTGTTGTAGAGGTCGTACTGGTTGAGCGGCACGGCCTCCATCTCGGCCAGGCGTTCGGGCGTGTTGTCGTAGTACTCGCAGTTGACGCACAGGCGGCGCTTGGCCACCTCGAGCGGCACGTCGAAGATCTGCGCGGCCTTGGCCCAGTACGGGTCGTTGGGTTGGTCCACGACCGCAGGCCCAAGGTTCCAGTTCTTGATGGCGTTCTCGGTGTTGGCGAGCAGGACGTCGGGGGCTTCGATCATGGGGTTCCTTTACATCGGTGCGGGGCTGACGTTCGAGTAGCCCTGCAACGAGGTGAGCACGTCCTGCAGGTTGCCGGTGTCGATCTCGCTCGCGGTCTTGGCCGACTCCACCACCTGGGGGGCGGTGGCGGCGGCTTGCTGGGCCTGCATCGCGGCGGCGCGCTGCTGGCGGAGTGCTGCGACCTCGCTGTCGGGCACGATGATCTTCGGGTTGACGCCGTAGGCATCGCCGTAGTCGTCGACGATCTGGTCGAAGTTGAGCTTGTCCAGCACCTCGGGGCGCACGGCGGCCATCTGGCTGACGGTGCCGAGCAGGCGGTCCATGCCTTGCGTGGCGACCGCGCGCTGCGCCTGGGCCAGCACCGAAATGAACTCGACACTCAGCTCCATGCCCTCGAGCTCGGGCGGGGCCTCGGGCAGGATGCCTGCGCGGGCCGCGTAGTCGAAAGTGGTGTCGATCAGCGGGCTCAGGAGCTCGTTGTGCAGGCGCTCGAGCACGGGGCCGAGCATCAGCAGCTTTTCCTCGTGGCGCTCGGCCACCTCGGTGGCAGTGATGCCAGAGCGGGTGTCGTTGGCCAGCATCAGGAACAGGTCGGCGTAGTAGGCGCTGCGGATGCGCTCGCGCACGTCGACGATGTCTTCGCGCAAATGCTGCAGGTTCAGGTTGACGTCGAACGCCGAGCGCACGCCCTGGTTGGGACCCATGCTGTCGACGTAGAACACGCCGCCCGGCAGGCGGGCCTTGGCCGCTTCCTTGTACTTGGTGGGCACTTGCAGGGGCGGGTTGACCTGGTAGTCGATCGCCTGGCCCTTGCGCAGCTGCTGGTGCTGCAGCTGCTTGACATCGCCCAGGCACTCCATGCCGGGGCTGGTGCCGTAGACGTCGTTGCCGGTGACCACCCAGCGGGGGGCCAGCACCGGGAACTTCTGGAACCCCGACTCGGACAGGAACTGGTCGTTGTTGTCCTTGCCGGGCTCGAGGTAAACAGAAGCAAAGCGCATGTTGCGCCCGTCGCGCTTGGTGGTGTCGCGGTCCTTGCGCGGCTCGACCAGGTGCAGCACGTCGACCCAGGCGTCGTAGTTGGCCTTGTTGTACAGGTCGCGCACGGTCTGGCTGCAGTTGGCCAGGCCAAACTGCTCGACCATTTGCGCGACCGTCATCTGGAACTCGCGACACAGCGTGTCGACTTCGCCCTCGGCGTTGGTGGCCAGGGCGTACTCGCCCACGGTGAGCGGGTAGTGGTGAATGACGTTGTTGAAGTTGGGCAGCACGATCGAGGACGCGGTGCCAAAGAGGCCGAGCTCCTCATAAATCGTGTGCAGGCTGCGGTACGTGTTGGAGCTGGCGAAGATCGCACGCAGGAGGGTGGCGGTGTCGTGCAGCCAGGTCTTCACCGGGCCGGACTCCATCAGCTCCTTGTCCTTGATCTCAAGCCGAAACCACGGACGCGCGGGGCTGGTCACGCCCGACATCAGGCCCGCGGCCAGGGTGCGGGCACCGAACACGGCGGTGTTGTCCAGGATGTGGTTGGCGCGCTTGTCGCCGCGGTTGCGATCGGTGACGACAAAGCGCCCGGCGCGGGGCTGCTGGTAGTCGCTGATCTCTCGCCAGTGCGTGATCCAGCTCGAGCGCTCGTTCCACAGCGCGCTCTTGCGCGCCAGCAGGCGCTGTCGGCGGTTGATCGGCTGGCCGTCCATCACTGACCGAGCAAACTCGTTCTAGCGGTGGTCATGGCACCGGTGGCCACGCCGCTGGGGCCGGTCAGCAACGAGCCGCCCACCATGCCCGCGCGGTTGCGCTTGGCCTTGTCGGTCATGGCCGCGCTGTCGGGCTGCTTAACGTCCTGAACCGGGGGTGGTGGCGGGGGAATGTTCGGGGATGACATGCACAATTTGGTTCTCCTTGGAGTTCCGGGCATTGTGCTGTCGCCCCCTTACTTCATGGACACGCGAGGTCGTGGCCCTCTAGCAAGCGGTTGCTCTTGCGTCTGTTGTCCCAGGCCAGCAGCAAGCGCAGGTTGCCGTGCCAGTGAAGGCCAGATACGTGCTTGCCGCGTAAAGGGATGATGTGGTCGACCTCTGCGTCAACGCCAAGTTCTCGCAGTGCACGAGCTTCGGCGTATACCGCTTCTGTTTTGGCCTCGTCAGCCCACGGGGGAATTGAGTTGATCCTGCGCAGTTGGTACTGCCGGGCGTTGTAGCTGACGCGCTTTCGGTTGGCTTCTACCCAGCGTTTTGACGCTTCAACACGCCGCGCTTTATTTGCTTTGTACCAATCCCGGCTTTGTTGCAAGACGTGGTTTTTGGTCCGTTCGTAAAGCGACTTGCGCGCTGCTTTAGCTGTGTCCGTTTGTTTGTAGGCGCGGGTGTCCTCGGCGTGACACGTTCGGCATCTCTCGCGCCGACCGTCTTTGGCTCGCGTCAGTTTTGGAAAGAGTTCAAGCGGCTTGCACTCGCCGCACTTTGTACAGGTTTTCATGGGGGTCCATTCCATGTGTCCAGTTGAAAAGCGCGGCAGGCTGGTGGACGCCAGCTTTTCGGGGGCTACCCTATCCGCAATTGAATTTTACATGCGTGCGTAAGGGTCGTAGTCCAGGCTGGGCCGGTCGTTCTCGCCGAGGGCGCGGATGTCGCGGATCTTGGGCGTGTCGATCAGCGCCAGGATCACGGCGCTTGCCCGGTCGGGTGAGCGCCCCACCCGCTTGACGATGTCGTCGCGGCTCTCGACCTTGAGGGTCATCCCTGAGAGCTCCCAGCGCGGGGCGCATATCTCGGCCAGCAGGTCCTTGTCGGGCGGCAGGGCCATGCCGTTGTCGGCCGCGGGGTCGAGCGCCTCGCGCAGCTGCCACCACAGCTGGCTGCGCAGGTTGAAGAACGACAGACGGCCCGACTTGTCCAGGCTGGTGGCGCGCTCGGACACGTTGACGCCATAGACCGGCTGGTTGGTGTCAACCAGCACGTCGTAGGGGCTCGCCCCCACGCCGATCACGTCGATGTGGATCGGCGCATGGTCGCGGTGCTCGGCGATCACCAGGCCCGCCACCTTGCGTCCGTTCGGTGTCTCGCTGCCGGGGTGCATCTGCAGGCGGTCGAA